CGCCCGACTTAGTCCACACACCGTTCACCCGTACGAGGCCCGTTGCGCGCTGACTTGCCGATGTCCAGTCCACATACTCGAAGTCAACTAGCGCTGCCGTACCGTCGAGCGGCGAAGGGAAAGTCAGATACAAGAACACGTCAAACGGGCGCCCTGCGATGCGCCCCGCGACGGCCTTATTGAAGTTGGCGACGCGGCATTGGCGCCAGCCGAGCGCGAACGCGTCGTACAAGCCAATGCAGTCACCAGTCACGCCAACGAAGAATAGACTGCCGTACGAACCATCAGCCGGGATGCTGTCGTCGTTGGTTGGCGACAGTCTAAAGTCGTTCACTCCGGGATCGGGCGCGCTGAACAGACCGTCAAGAATGCTCTTGTCGATGCTGTTCATGAAGCCATCGGAGAGCGTGGTCGCGATGCCCGGCATCGTGTGCGTGTGGCCTGCGTTCGAGATCGCAGCGTTGGTGCCTGCAACAGCGGTTCCGCCCACGGCGAGCGCGGTAGGCGGCGCAACGTTGCTCGCTGGCAGCGCGTGAATGTGATTGCTGTAAGACAGCCCCGTGCCGCTGCCGAGCGTGTTAGCCGCTGCGAGCGTCAGCGCAACGGGCGATGCAGTTGTCACGTTGTGCACGTGGTCAACGCGCGACGCGACGTTCGCGTTAGTGCCTGCCGCCGCAGTTGCGTTCGCGACGATTGCCGCCGGCGCGACGGTTGCTACCACGGCGTCGAGCCGAGACTTGTCAGCCGCAGACATGAAGCCCGCAACCGTTCCGCTCGCGTTCGCGTGCAGCGTGCCGCCGCCGCGCACGCCGTGCTGCGCGTCTGTTGCGAGCACTCCGACTTGAATGCTGTCAGCGTTCGCGACGATCGAGCCGTCAGCATGCGCGACGACGTCAAACGTGCTGCCTGTCTTGACCAGGCCTGTGCCCGCAGTTGCCTGGCCTGCGCCGCTGAACTGCACGAACGTCAGCGGCGTCGTGCCGAGCGTGATCGGGTTCGCAGTCTGCAAGACCCATCCCGTGTTCGCGTACAGCGTGCCCTCAGCGATGAACGTATACATGCCGGACACGACTTCGGCTGACACGTCAGCGTCAGTCGCGCGAACCCATGCACCGGACGCAGCGGTATAGATACCGTTCGCGCTCGCGGTCGTCTGCCCCGTAACTAACACGCGATCGCCTGCGAGCAGCGTAACGCCGTCGATCGTCTGCAGGCCTGACAGCGTGATGTTAGTGCGCGCGAGCACTCGCGCAGGCGACTTCGTAGTGAGGCCTTGCGCAACGGAGTCGACGTAGGACTTCGTTGTAACGTCCGTTCCGATGATAGGACTCGCGACGTTTGACAGCGTTTGCCCGCCGAACGAAACCGGTCCCGTTGCACCAGCGAGCGCCGTCTGCACTCGCGTGAACGATGTGACTTGCGCGCCTGCTTCGACGCCGTCGAGTTTCGATTTGTCGGCGGCGCTGAGAAAGCCCGGCGCTGCAGCCGTCGCAATGCCTGGCATCGCATGCACGTGATTCGCGCGCGGAAGGTAGACCGAGTCTCCAGCTGACATCGCGCCGCCGACAGTCAGCGCGGCAGGCGCCGCCGTCTTGACGACATGCTTGTGATCGTTGCGCGAGGGCACCATCGATTGGCCCGGCTGACTGCTGCCGCTCGCGTCGCTGTATAGGTCTTCGGGCCAGTACGTTTCGGCCATGCCAGGCGACGCACTAGTCAGATAGAACAGCCCGTCGTCTGCGAGCGTCCACTCTGCATACTGGCCCTTATTCAACGAAGCGCCGTTGCCGAACGTGCCGTCGAGAGCTTGTATCTGATAGCCGTCAATCTCGAAGCCAGCGTGCGAGGAGTCTGTGCCGATCTGAAAACCGACGCGAGTACCGGGCACAACGTCGCCTGCCAGCGTCGCAAGATAGTAACCCTCGTCAGTGGTGACATGAGTCACGCCCCACGTGTTGACGTCGAGTTGGTCCGTCTCGAGGTCGACATAGCGAAGCCCGCTGCCGCCGCCGCCGCTCGGCGCCTGCCATGTCGCGTGCTCGGCGTCGACTGCAGTCAGGACGTCGCCGGGATTCGGCGGCGTTGCTTCGACAACGCTGACGGCGTTGCCGCTCGTTGCAAGCGCGTCCGCAGTGCCCGAGCCGCCGCCGCCGGAGGGCGGCTGCCAGATTGCATTCTCGCCATCGAGCGCAGTCAGCACGTCGCCCGCGCTAGGCGGCGCCGAGTCTGACACTTTGACCGGCGCTGCGGGATCGTTCGTCGCGAGGTGCGTTGCCGGTCCGCCGCCTGTGATTGGGTCTAGGAATGACATGGTCTAGCTCCTCATCCGTTCCGAGCGCCTGGGTCGAGGTAGTAAGCGCGCAGCGCGAACAGCCGGTTGTTAGGTCCGTCGAGCAAACGCACGTCGATGAAGTACGCCTCGGCGGCGTTGTTCACGGTATGAACCTGCGGCAGGAACAGCGTTGACTTCGTCACCAGCGTGGCCGAGAAGCCGACGTCGTGCGTAAGCGTGATGATGTCTGCAGGGTCCGTTGCTGCCACTAACTCGCCGTTCGCAATCCCCCATGCGGCCTGCGCGTTGACGCGCAGCGTTGCCTGGTTGGCTGCCGCAACGGCGTGCGCGCGCCATGCAGCTTCGAGCCCAATGGCAAAGGACCCTCGCGGCATGGTTGGCACTGGAAAGCGGATCGTCGCGGCGCCGCCGCCTGCAGTCAGGCCCCACGTATCGAACAGCGTGTCGTAAGTGCCGTTGGACGAGACGCGTTCGCCAAGCACCATCGGAATGTTGACGTAGCGCACCGGCAGCGACGCGGCCGAGTAGACGATGTCCTTCGTGTTGCCAGTCAGGATGACATCGCCGCTCGTTGTCAGGGAGCTGCCCGATACGTCGCCGGAAGTCACGAGGCCGCCGCTGACGTTCACGACGCCATCGTTCGCCGTGATGTTGCCGTCAATCCGCGCGCCGCCTGTGATGACTGCGCTTGCCGCCTGCACAGCGGATGCAACCGTAAGGTTGCCGGAGACGTTCACGGTGCCATCGGCTGCCGAGATGTTGCCGTTGATCGTTGGCGCGTTCAGCGTCGTTGCGCCGCTGAATGTGTTCGTGCCCGTGAAAGTGTTGTTGCCGCTCTTCGTCACCGCATCGTCAGTCACCTGCTTGAGCAAGCGCGTGCGGTTCGCAAGGCCCTGCGCGATTGCGGCAACTGTCTCCGCAGCCGCGACCATGGTGTCAGTGCCATCGGGCACAATGATCGTTGGCGTGAACGTCGGCGTCTCGGTGATTGTATGAGCCATCGAGCTATCTCACTTCCACTCGGAAACTCGAGTCGGGCGAGTTCCACGGGCCTGGGTTATTCCAAAGTCTGTCGGGCGGATAATCCCAAAGGACTGCGCCCGTCGGCATGATGATGACCTGGCCGAAGCAGTGCGCGGCGATCCAGTCGCGCGGAATAATCACGACGTCGTCTAGGGGCACACCGGACAGATCGTCCGTGAAATACAGCAGCGCCCAGCGCGCCCAGTTCGGCACGTGCGATGCGGTCACAGGCAGCTGCCATGTGATGTTGCCCGCAGCATCCATCAGGTAGCGCGTTCCGCTCGGGTACCACAGGGCGATCGGAAAGTTGTTAGGCGCATAGTGATAGTAGAGCTGCTGCAGCAACGCGTAAGCGCCGCCTCGTCGCCGATGGTCCTCGAACCAGCGCACCAGGCGTGACGCATAGTTCTCCGCAGACTCTGTGAGGCCGCGACGTATCCGGCGCTCACTGCCAATCTCCGGCAGCGAGTCACTCGAATACAGGTTCGGAAAACGCATCTTGACGCCTGCGAGAAGCGCGTCGCCTGCGGCGTCAAGCTGCACCGCAATCGCATACATGTACCGGTGCGCCGTGCCGACCTTGAGCCAGGGCGGAACGCTGCGCCAGATCGTGTCGCGGAACGTAATCAGCGGCGAGTCAGTGCTGCGTGTTAGTTGCTCGCTCATGGATGGTACGCCTCCGGAGGCGGCATCAACTGCAGGAACACGTTGATCGCTCCAGGCGTGGCGACCTCGGTGGGCTGCAGCTGCACGTCAGCGTTCGGCGTTGCCATTCCAACGTGGAACACCTCCGGCGCAACGGCAGCAAGCGCAGCTTGTATTCCGTCGAGGTAGACATAGCCGTTCGGCGGCGTGATGACATTGCCGCCCACAGGTTGCGCGATCACAAAGTCACGCGCAGCGCGCTCCAGCTTCGACTTGAAAGCAGCAGCTGTCATGCCGCTGGTGTTGTATGCGTAGACGATGGCGCCTACGGGCACGATGCGCTCGACGGCAGGATGCACGATTGCCGTGACCGCCTGCGGCACTGCGTTCAGCTGGATTGCTGCGGATGCATACTGCACGTCGCTTGGCGGCAGCGTGCCCGTGCTCGTGGCGCAGTACAGGTCGATCTGTCCGTAGCCGTCCGGAATGAGCGACACACGTGTGATGTCCAGGTTGCGCCCATTGGGATCGGTAGCGTTGCGCAGCGCGCTTGAGTAGGCATCCCAAGGACCCATCGGCGAGAGGGCGCCCAGCATCTCGCTGCAGCGCTGCCGCAGCACCGCATCGGGCTCCGCATCCGCAGCTGTGAGCGCGGCCTCGTTGTCACACGCAACGCCTAACAGCGTCGTCACCAGCGCGTTGATTGCGTGCGCTGGAGCGTTGCCAATGGCGCCGCCCTCGATGGCCGCAATGCCGGTGTAATGCGTCGAGTTCGCACTGATTGTCAGCGCCGCAGTGTTGCGGTAGGTCGCGCCTGTGACTGCGTTGCGCGCAATCAGATCGCCAGGCTCCAGGATGTAGAGGCCGCCGCCTGTGTTCACGAGCTTGAGCGTGCCCGTTGCAAACGTAGCTGCGCGCCGCTCGATCCCGTAAACGTGCCAGGCAACCAGGGTCAACCAGTCACCCGCAGACAGCGACAGAAATCCGGAGCGCGCAATCAGCGCCATCAGTTCCGTGTATGCGGCGAACACGCTGGAGGCGCCCACGATGATCGTGCGCACCACAGCTCCAGGTTTCCACGACGCAGTGTGCACGCCCAGGCGGGCAAGCACACGATACACAGAGGCCTGCACCTCCTCGCGTGACAGCGGCTGCGTTAGTTCGTCGAGTGTTAGTCTAGCCATGTTCGTTGATGCTCCCTACGAGCTGCACGCCGTCCGCAGTGACAAAGAACGTCAGCGAGAACTCGTCGTCTGACGCATGCGGCGTGACGGCAATCGCGACCGACATCCGCAGGGGCGACAGCACGAACGTGACTGTCACGTCAGCGTCAGACACTCGGTCATCCTTCAAGCACTCGACCCGTATCTGTGAGCGCAGCGCCGTCAACTGCGCTCGCGTTTGTCCAGCGTTCAGCCGCGCCCGCAGGTCGAGGCCGTATGCGTTGTCGTCCAGGACGCTCGTGCGCGGCGAGATGAACCTGCGGGCAAGCGCCTCGCCAATGGCGCGAGGTGACTCCTGCGAGACCTCGTCCGCCTGCGGCGTGATGTCTGTCACGCACGACAGGTCTGTCCCGTAGCCGAGCTGCTGCGGCGCAACGCGGTCAACGATTGGCAGCAGCGCGAGCTGCGCCGCAATGAAGTCATGCAGGAGGGTCACGTAGGGAACTCCGCAGGGTCAGGCTTCGCGGCGCCTGCAATGAACACGATGTCACTGCCCTGCATGATTGCGCCGGTTGCGTAGACGCTCGGCGCCCAGGTGATGGTGCCCGTGAACGGATTGGCTGCGGTGCCGATGGTGATTGTGCCGCTCACAGTTCCGGTTGGCAGTGTCACGCGCACGATGTCTCCTTCGCGTGCGGCGCGCTGCGCGCTGGAGCCCGCAGCAGGCGCGAAGCCTTCGCCCCCATAGGCGGCGCACGAGACCACATACGGGCGCGCCCTGGAGCCCTCCGCAAACGCCACGAGCACGATGCCGCCTGTGGTCACCAGGGAGCGCACTGCGGTCACTCCAGGCAGCACAGTGATTGCGCGCAGGTCCGGCAGCCCTCGGTCCGCATCAACGGCCTGCAGGTCCAATCTGTCATCACTGCCACGACGCACGACGCGATAGCGGTATACGCCCAGCAGCTGCGCGTCCATGGTGCGCTGCACAATGCTTTCGAGGAGCGCTGCGAGTCGGCCGCCCTGCGCATCTGCGCCGCCGAGCCATACATGGAACCGCAGCGGCTCGGCGCCGGTTGCAGATATCTCAAGCTCACGAATCACGCTCGGGCGGTCGATGCCATCCACGATTGTTGCGCCCACCTGAATCGTGGTCGGATCGTCTGCGATGAGCGTTGCCGTGCGCGCAGCCGGATCGAACGCAACCACGTTGTACGAGGCCGCAGGCAGCGTGCGCTCCGGTCGAGCTCCCACCTGCGTAACGCCTGCGTAGTCGACCCACCAAGCAGTGTTGCCGATGGCGCGAGACAGCGCGCGCGAGGCCGGTCCGGTCTCGCGTGCGTAGTCACTGCCAACGCGCTCGCGCACCGGTACGAACGAGCCCAGCGTCTCGCCCACTTCGCGCGCTGCGTCCTCCGCAACCAGCTGCGCTTTCACTCCGGCGTCGTTGTGATAGCCGCGCTGCCCGATGGTGCGTGACCATCCTGCGGCGCCGCCTGCAATGCGAATCCATCGTTGCTCGCCGTACACACCCTGCATGTCAGTGACCGGCGCTCCCACTAGCGTCAGCGCGCCGATCCGCAGCGTGACTCGCGCACCGAGTTCCGTTGCGTCAGGCATGCGCAGCTCCGCAGTCCATGGGCCGACGTGCGCAACGGTCACGCGCGCGCTGACGCAAGTCATGTCGTTTGCTGTCACGTACGCAGTCACGGGTTACCTTTGTCGGCCGCAGCTTTCACCTGCTGCAGCTCGTCTGTTAGTTCGCCAATGCGTTGCTCGTTCGGATCGTTGGGCGTTGCTTCTGCGCCGTCAGGCTTGCTAAGCGCTACGCCGTGCCTGCGCCATTCAATGCACTTGCACTCAATCGTCCATACGCTGTCCTCGGTCTGCTCGGGCGCTGTGATGTCCTCGACAACCAGGTGCGTGATGCCTACTTCGTTCAGCTGCGGATGGTCGACATCAAGCGCCTTGGCGCGCTGCCCGATGGGAGGGCGCAGCAGGATTGGGCGGATAGCCGCCCACTCCTCCCAATGCTCTGCGGTCAAGAGTTTGAAGCGCAGCGTAAACCGAGACAGCGCGATCCCTCGGTAGATGAGAATCGCGCCCGTCATTGCGTAGCCGGCCTGCTCGTCCCACTTGCGCGGCGACGAAGCGCCGGACACCTCACACAGGCCAGGTGTTAGGTAGCCTTTGATGAGGCACCTATCGATCGGCGCGTCGAGTGGGTTCCACGTCGTCATGCAAGCGTCGCCCCGGTCTGCACTGCAACCGTTTGCAGAATGGCCTCCAGCTCGCGCTTGATGCTCTGCGCGATGTTGCGTGCGTCCTCTGTGCTTGCCTTGCCTCCAACCTGCACGTTGAGAGTGGCGATGTTGACAGCGGTCCCGCTGGAGCGCGCTGCGCCCGCAGGCACGCCTGCGGCAGGGTCACGGCCTAACGCTGCGGCAGGGTCACCGCCTGCGCCCGCAATGGCCGCCTGGGCGCTGTCAGACTCCTTCGTGACGCCTTGCTCAAGGCCCTGCACGACGTTGATGCCAAGCTCGGCCATCACCTTCGACGGCGACTTCATTTTGAAAATCGCCTTGAAGCCCGCGATGCCTGCCTTGCCAATGTCGATGATGGCGTTGACGAAAAGCTTCCCAGCTTTCCAAACGCCAGCTATCAGACCGCCGAACATGTCGACGGCAGCCGCGGCGAGGTCCTCCGTTTCCATCAGAGTGTAGAGAAACTCGAACGCCTTGATGAGTAAGTACACACCGGCAATCGTCGCGAGCACTGGCCACGTTGCGGCAAGCACTCCAGCGGCGAAGCCCCACATAGCCGTTGCCGCAGCCCAGATTGCAGGCGCAACGGTTACCGTCAGCACCAGCGCCGCAGCCGCGAGGAGTTCTTTCCACTCGCTGCCGAACACGCCCTTGACGAGCTGCCACAGTTCATCGATTGCGGTGCCGATCGCCTTGACCGCCTTGACGGCGTTCGGAAAGTTTTCCTTGAGCGCTGCGATGCCGTTATCAAGCGAAATCTGAAACTTGAACCAAGCGATCTGCGCAAGCAGCAGGCCGATGATGATGTTCTGCACCGTGAGTTTGAACATGCGCTGCAGCGCCGTGAGGCCGTCAATCAGCGGCTGCGTGATGGTTCCCAGCATCTGCCGCAGCGCGCGCCCGCTGTTAGTTGACTGCGAAAACAGATCGTTGAATGCCTTGCGCGCATCAAGCAGGCCGGAGATATCCACGTCGCCGAACAGCGAGTTATACGACTCCGCAAGCTTGCGGGCCTGCACCTCGCTTGACTTCATTTTGCGCGAGACCACTCCGCCGATCTGATTGTTGACGCGCTGCGCCAGCTTGTCGACGCTGCCGCCTGTGAGCGCAAGCTGTGCCGCCCAGGCCGCAGTTTGCGTTGCGCGCTCCTCGCCCCAGCCCGACGCTGCCATCGAGACAGCACGCAGCGCCGGCGCAACGTTCTTGCCGCGCACGCCCATCTTGTCGAGCTGCGCAGCGTACTTCGCCACTTCGTCACGGCCGATCGTAACGCTTGCTGCCACTTGATCGACTGCGGTCTGCAGGTCCTTGGCGTTGTTGCGCGCAAGGCCGAACGCCATTCCCATCACGGTCGGCAGCCTCGTGGTTGCTTCAAACATCAGCAGCTCGTTGCGGCGCGCCTCCTGCGCAGCAAGCGCAAAGTCCGCGAGGTGTTTTGCTGACGCTACTGTGGCAACGCCCAGCGCAATCACAGCACCGGCAAGCGCAAACGCCGCAACCTTCGCCAGGTGCTTGGCACCTGCAACGCGCGCAAGCGTACTGAGCACACCGCCGAACGGACCTGGCAGCGTTGACGCTGCGTTTGCTAGGTCGTCGAGCTTGCCCTTCAAGTCCTTCGCGCCTTTGTAGTTCTTGCCGAACAGACCGCCCTGGGCGATGAACTGCTGCTTCGACTTGGCGATGCGCGCGTTGACTTGCCCCATTGCTTTCTCGAGCTTGCCGATCTGCTCGACGTTAGGGTTCGTCGCTTTCTTGAGCTGGTTGAGAGTCTTTTGCATCTCGGCCAGCGCCTTAGTGTCTGCCTTGATGCTGTCCTGGAGCTTCGCCAATGCAGTGGCTGCGGACTCAGCGGGCTCGCTGACTCCGTCAACCATCTCGATGCCGAATGTTGCTGTTCCGTCCTCAGCCATTGGAGGTCAGCGCCTTGATGAGAATCCTGCGGATGATTGTTAGTTCCCGAGACACATCGACCAGCAGCATCGCGCCTACGTGCGCGCGCGCTAGTGGCTGCGTGCTGTCTGACTCGCGGTAGCCGAGCGCCTCCAGCAAGCACATGGCAGCTACCGCATCGTCCTCACGGGCCTGCGCCCGTAGCGCTGTTACTTTTTTTTGACCTCGTCGATCTTGAATCCAGCCAGTTCCACGCAGGCGCTCGCGACCTTGGCGAGCACGCCTGACTGCGCCTCCAGGTGCCGGCTGAATGTGCGCCGGTCCGGATGCAGCAAGCAGCCGAGCACCAGCTCCTCGGTGCCCTCGTAGGTGAACTCCTGCTGGTCTTGAAACTTGCGGAACGCGACCCAGTGCGGGCGCCGCACAACGACCGGCATGTCTCCGGCCTGCACGAGCCGCACCTGCTTCGCGCCGTGCTTGCGCTGCGCCTCGTCCAGCGCTTGCTCGGCAGCAAGCGCTTGCATCTCGCGCTCCAGCTCCTCTGTGGCTGTGGGCGTTGCGCGCGCAGCAAGCTCCTCGCGCAGCTTGGCGCGCTGTTCGCGCACTGCCTCCAGCTGCGTTGAAACGTCGTCCGGACTGTCGATGCTAGTTGTCATACGGGTGCGAGCTCGGTGTTGTCGAACAGGGTGAGGCCGTTGCGGCGGATGGCCATGCAGTCGATTTCGAGTTCTTCTTTCAACGGGTCTGCGCCCTCCTCCTCGCTGGCAGACTGGCCGACGATCACGCAGCCAGTGATGAGCACGGAAGTGGGAGGCACAGGCGGCTCCGAGTAGATAACCGAGATGGTGAACTCGACATTGCCGTAGCTCGATTGATCGGCAGCGCGTTGCGCGAGCGCTGTGATGAATGACTGGACTGCGTCTTTCCAGCCTGTGAGCTTTACAGGGTCCGGAGTGTACTTGCCGGAGCTGCGGCCTCGTGGGGCCTGGTGTCGGCCCATGCCCCACGCCTTTACTCGCTCGCGTTTGTCGGCGTAGCTGATGCCTGTAAAGCCCGTGAAAGTTTCGGTGTCGAGCACCAGTCGAATGCTGCCCCAGCTCAGTTGATTGCCGTTGACTCTGATTGCGTCTGCCATGTGTCAGCTCCTTTCGGTCACGCTGCGGCTGCGAGCGTGACTAGCGCTGGGTTATAGAATCCGATTTGGAGTTCGATGAACTCGGGGTAGGCGAGCGGAATAATGCGGCAGGTGCCTGTCAGCGTTTTCGTTGACAGCAGATTGTCCGTTCGGCTCAGCGTGAACTGGACATCACTCGCGCTCGGGCGCGAAAGCATTTCGCTCCGCAGCAGCGCGCGCGCGCCGCCCTCAATCTCAAGAGCGTCGGCCTCGAGAATGTATCCGGTTGCCTTATCGATCCGCACCGGGCGATTCAGCCTCCGGATGAAATAGCGGCGCAGCGTGCGCTTTCCCATGTTCATCACACGCCGATGAACAATCAGCTCGAAGTCACTGCCAACCTGACTGAACGCAATCGCCCGATTGATGTAGACGCCGCCGTAGCCGTCGATTGTCCGCAGCGCAAGAAAGCGCAGCGCGTCAAGCGTTGGCGTGACTGCCTCGTCATGCTCGACCACGTTGCCGTTCGCGTCGCGGATCGAAACGCCTGTGAGCGGTCCGCGGTTCACGTCGGCCGTGTTCACCTCCGGATGACAGGACTGCGCGACCGCGACGGGATAGATAGGCGAGCGCCGGTAGTAGCGCCCAGATACACCGCTCGGCACGCGGCAAGCTGCGGCGCAGATTGCGCCGTACGTTGTAACGTGACCGCCGAGCGCCAAGTTGATCGCGGCTGCGTACGCTGTTTCGGTCTCGCCTGCGTTCGGCATCCGCGCCTGCGCGACCCAGCTGCAATCTTTGCCAGGCGACTCTGCGTAGCCGACGAACGCGAGGTCAAGCGCCGCAGCTCCGGCAAGCGTCGTCAGCGGGCCGATGACGAACAGTTGCTCCCACGGCTGCGCCGTCAGACGCAGCGCGTCAAGGCCAGGCTGCAGCGTGGTTGCATCCCAGTTCGGCGCCGTGATGGTTGCCTCGTAGGTCGTGCCCGTTTCGAGTTTCTCCGGCGCTGCGGCGAACGTGAACTCAACACCGCCGGCAGTGATGGATGTTTCAGTGCCGAGCGCGTTGACAGCGCCCCATGTCTGTCCGCCGTCCTCGGACACCTGGTAAGTGTTGCCTGCGGTGCCGATGGCAACGCCGCCGGCAACAACCTTGATGATGACTTCGCGATCATCGAACGCTGCCGTTGCAGGGCCTGCGGTAGCCGCAGCGCCCAGGCCCGTCTGCACCACTGCGCTGACGGTCGGCACAACCACTTGCGCGACGCGCAGCACAACGCACGCGTTGCCGGTCTGCGTGATGTAAAGCGCAGCGGCCTCGACCAAGGGGCCGTCGCCGAACGTTCCAACCACGTCCGTCGAGCGCGCAAACATGACCGGAGTGTTCAGCGGGCCTGACGTGCTGCAGCCCAGGAAAGCGTGCAGCGTTGTCTGATTGCTCGGCACGATGCCAAGCGCGCCATCGACCTCATTGATTTTGACTTTGGGAACACTCATCCGAGCCTCACGGGGTAACTGTTAGAATGTCAGTGATGTCTAGTTCTTCGACGTCGATGATTGCCGCCTCGAGCGGGACCTCGCTCGGGATGCCGTCGTCAGGCCACACCTCGTCAGGGATTGCCGCCTGTAGCTCGCACGCAATGCGCAGCGCAGCGCCGTGACGACGCTCCAGGCGCGTCGTAATCCAGGTCTCGCCGCGGATCGTGAACGCGCCGTAGGCGGCATGGTAGACAGCGCGGAACCATGCATCGCGCAGATACCTGACAATCTCATACTGCCGCAGCTCGTTCTCCGGCTCGCGCGGGTCCTGGCCATTGATGACGATGGTGAACACCTCGCCCAGCGTGCCAAGCGAGCGCGGATTGCCGCCTGGATTGCGAGGCGGCAGCAACGTGCCAACCATGCCGTTCGGGTCACCCGGAACCCATGCGATCCGGTTGCCCTTTACGTGTTGCGCCGGAACGCGCCAGCCGAACAGGTTCGTCGCGGGCACGTGCTCCGCAACGAAGCGCGCACTCACCAGCTCGAACAGGTTGACCCATGCGTGCTTGCTCGTCATGCAGCAGCCGCCTGGCTCTGAGTGTTGGCAGCAGTGCCGCCGGACTTCATGGCGTCGAATGCGACCCAAAAGCGCGCGCGCAGCGTGGCTTCAATCGCGGCAATGATGCGAGGCGGCAGCGCTCGTATCCCGTGCTTTTTATACATGATGATCGGCCGCTGCACCGAGCCGCGCACGCTGCCTTTGTGATGCCGCCCATAGATGCCGCGGATCGAGATGTCGACGCGACCGTTCGCGCCGTGACTGTAGAGGTGCTCTGCGGCGTTGTTCAGCACGGGCCTCGTGCCGTGCTTGCGCGGTATCCACGGAACACCATGCGGCGTTTGATGCGCGCCAATGGTCACCAGCAGCGCAGCGTGCACGGCCTCAGCAACCTGCGGCGCAGACTGCAGCACCAGCCACTGCGGCATGGAACGCGTAAACACAATGAGCGAATCAATGTTCATGAGTTCCGGTCCTCCTCGCGGCCGATGCGTGCTTGCTTCGACATCCAAACGTAGGGCGACTGCTCGGACACAGACTGCGGAGACCCTCGCGTAATGCCGGTTGCGTCTGTGTCTGAGCGCAACGGCAAGTCAAACAATCCCACTTCGCTGTTAGCCGCACTCTCAATGTCGCCGCGCGCAAGGTCGCGATCGGTCTTGTACTGTTCTGCCTGCTCGTCTGTTGCGGCTATGCCGCGTTTCAACCAAGCCTCGTACGTGACGAGTGACACAAGCCACTCAATCACTGCGAGCGGATATGGTTCTTTGAATGGCGCGTCGTAGCGCTTCGCGAGTCGCGAATCGATCTTCGCTGACTGGAGGAACAGCCGCGCATCAATGAACCCAGGCTCGGCGGCCTCGAGTTCATCGACGAACGAGCTAGGCATGAGCGTTGACGCTCGGAACCCAGCAAGGTCGAGGTATGCGACTGTTCCTGCCATAGCTCAGGTCGCTTTCACCTGAAACAACAGGTACGGGTGACCGTTCAGGATCGAGTTACGACCCTCGGTCAACCACTGGTATTCGCGTATGCGCGCAAGCTGCGGGTCAGTAGTCGGCCCGTAATACAGCACCGAGAACGGCTCGCGCATGATGTACGAGAACGCGCCCAGCTCGTTGCTCGTAATCTCCTCCATGGCGAGGTAGTAGGTCGTGTCGCTGCCGCCGAACGCAGAGCCCAGCTCCGGAGCCTCGATCGGCTGGCCGAGACCGAAGTTACGGATGACAGCCTCGACGTCAGCGCCGCCGCCGCCTGTGCCTCCAGTAGCCGCAAGCTGCGCGATGTACTTGGCGTTCGTGATCTGCTGCGCGCGCGCCACGAGCGCAGGCGGCACGATGATCTCCGCGAGCCGCAAGAATCGCGGGTCCTCGCCGTTCGGCATCTTGATTGACGACACGTAGGCGATCGCCTTGGCGATGTTTGCTACGGCCTCGTCCACAGTCACCAGTGGCGAGTGAATCGGCAGCGCGCCGGGGTAACCCGTCTGCGCGACAGGCGCTCCAGTGAACACGTTTGCGAACGTGCCCGCAGCGGTGTTGAATGGGTTTACCGGGTGCGCCGCGTGAAAGAACGAGAGCGTGTCGTACGTCGGGCCGTTGGCGAGAATCTGCTTCGCCAAAACTTTCTGCGGCCAGTACGCCGCATATGCGCCCATCTGCCGACTCCAGTGCGAGGCGTAATCGATCCCGTTGCCATCAACGTCCTCGAACTGTTCTTTCTTGATTTTGAGGCCGCCTGCAGCGTTCTCGTGCTCGACCTCGGTGGTCTGCGCAACGATGTCCTCGAACTCGACGTTACCGCCTTTGTTAGTTTTCTGAATGCGCGCAGTGTCCAGCAACCACGAGACACGCTCGCGCTTGGCGCCGCTCGGCGGGCCGAGCCGGCAGACACGGTTCCACCAGAGCTTGCGCGAAAGCCGGTCGTACTCGCGCGCAGTGATGACGCGCATGTTCGACTCGAGATCGAACATAAATGACGGTGTGATGGTAGGCATGTGTTGATTCTCTCCTCGGTGTTAGTTGTCGATCGCGTTCAGCGGCTGCGCCCTGCGCGCGCCGTGTCGAGGAGTGCCGGAGGGTCCTCGACGACTGCAGGCAGCGGAATGCCAGTCATCGGGAAGTAGACGAGCACGCCCTTTGCCGTCTGAACGTCGTAGACAACGCCTGCGACGGAGGCCGTTGCACCGCCTGTGATAGTCACAGTCGTTGCGTTCTTGAGATAGCAGTTCTTGCCTCGGTCTGTGATTGCGACCGGCGCAGCCGTGTCGTTC